GCTAATAACCGTGTTAATGATTTTTTTTTATCACCCGTTAAAGGCATATCTCCTGTTTCGGTTTCAATATAAAAACCTATATCTTTTGGGTCTATTCTTACAATTTCTTCTCGTGTCATATCTTTTAAATCCGCTTGAGTTTCATATCTATGTTTTTTACCTATACCCATACTTCTAAAATAACTTTTAGCTGACATTATATATTAAAAATATATTATATTTTTTTTGCTTCGCCTCTCTCTACTCTTTCTTTATAATTACGCATATTGCTGTCAAGTTTGTATCTTAGTTGTTTATATATTTCTTGATTTACTGATTTAATAGGTTGCGCTTTTTTTTCAGGAATTCCAAAATATGCTCGAATTACTGCCATGTGGTCATAATTAAATTCCTTTAGTTTTTCTTTTGCCATTTCTTCCGTATAATCTGTTTGTCTTAGAATTATTTGTACATTTTCGTCAATTTTTTCAGTCTCAACAAAGGAAATATTATCTTCCATATATGAATTAGATAAATTATTTTTTAAATCATATTAAACGAATAGTTATATATAACTTATACTATAATGTACAACAACCAACCAAAGCGAACTATTGTTTTTAATACTGAACCTATTTTGAATGATATCGATAATATTGTTAAAGATGGTTTGACAAAATTATTGGGTCAATATTTAAATAGATATGAATTATTAGAGAGAACACATCAGGCTATTATGAACTTACCTAGTGTAGTACATGAATTAGCTAATAGAACTGAATCTAATAATTTTTTATCTCCAGTAAATCAGGAAAACCAAAATGAAAAGAATGAAAAAGATTTACAGGCTATGATTTCAGCAAATGAAAATTTGCTAGCTAGAGTAGATATTTTATCAAAGGAAAATGAGGAGTTAACAAATGAATTAAGAGAGTTAAAGAAACAATTATTTAAGAATACAATTGATTTATCTGTTGATGAAGTACATATTAAAGTTGAAACTTTAGTACCGGGTGAGCCTGTTACTATTGATTATGTAGAAAAGGAAAATATTAGGTTAGAAATTGAAGAAAATGACGTTCTTGATGAAGAATCAGATGAAGAAGATGAAGATGTACAAGAAGAAATACCCGCTGGAACTAAACTAGGAGGTAAAACTTGGGATGGTGATGATTGGCAAACCGACGACGAATACGAAGATGTAGAAGAAGACGAACAAGATGTAGTAGAAGAAGAAGACGAACAAGATGTAGTAGAAGAAGAAGACGAAGCAGATGAAACCGATGTACAAGAAGAAGTTGTAGATGAACAAGAAGAAGTTGTAGATGAACAAGAAGAAGAGGATGAACAAGAAGAAGAGGATGAACAAGAAGAAGAAGATGTAGAGGAATCAGATGTAGATGAAGTTGTAGAAGAAGCATCTGTTGAAACTGAAAAGTCAGATTCAGAAGAGGAACAAGAAGATGACAATCAAGAAGCTGATGAAGACGAAGAGATTTTCGAAATAGATATTGATGACACAACCTATTGTACAAATAACGAAGAAAATGGATTTATTTACGAATTAAATAATGGCGAAATGGGTGACAAAATAGGTTATTTAAAAGACGGCGAACCTTTCTTTTATGCTGATGAAAATTAAAATATAATTATATTATAAATAATGATAAATTTATGCGGACCAGCAATTATTTATTTAATTTTTTCTGTTACTCAAATAATAATAGATGTATTTAAGGGACTTTATAATACTGCTTTTATGAAAGCAATTGTCATGGTAATGGTAACATTATTATTAAATATTCTTTGTGAAAAAGGATTAAGTGTTGTATCATGGATTATTGTTTTTATTCCTTTTATTATGATGACCGTGGTTGTAAGTATGCTTTTATATGTTTTTGGTCTAGATGCTTCTACAGGTTCAATAAATTATAAATGTAATAATTCAAATACTAATTGTAATAAAAATGTAACTATGGATACTTTAGGAAATATTATAATATATGACCCGGAATATGATGTCAATAAAAAACCAGTTTATTATCAATCCCCAAATATTATTATACCAAATCCAATAAATAATGACAATACTACAAATAATGTTACTATAGCTAATAAACCTATTACTTGGAAATCAAGCAGTCCTGCTTATAGAAGTTAATTAATAAACAATTTAAAAATATTATTATTTATTAATTATAATTATTTAGAATGATATATTTTATGACCAAATTTTTAAAAGCTTTAATTTTTTTAAAGTTATTAAATAGTTATTTAAAACATGAATATCCTGAACATTATAATGGCTATTTAATGATGGTATCTTTTAATGCTGTTTATGTTTTTAGTGTAATACAAATACAAGCTAAAAAATTTCGCGAATATTTATGTAAAACACATCCAAGATTGACAAGATATTTAGATGAATATAGTAGGTCAAAAATTGAAAACATAGATAATATAGAGTTTATTTTAGATGGTAAAGTAATTTATTTAACTGATAAAGAAAAAATTGTTAATCATATTATAGATATTATAAAAGAAGATTTTATAATTTACTCTGATTATGATTCTAAAAATGATTGTACTAATAAAAAAATAATAGTAAAAGATTCAACTACTTCAAATTGTTCAGATAATGATTTTATATATCAAGTTTCTGATATTAAATTTCTACTTTGTGAACTTTATATAGGTGACAAAGTATACAAAATTACTTTAAAAAGTGATATTGAAAATTATAATTATTATTTAGTTGACAATATTATTAATAAAAAGTTTATGATTTATTATTTAATAGAGTTCTATAATGAAGATTTTAGTAAATCAACAGATAAATTTATTTTAAAATTGATAGACCATAATGTAAATAGTTGCGAAATAGATATAACAGATACATCTAATTATATTCAAATTAAAAACGATGATTACATTAGAAATTAATATATAACATAATATATTATTAAAACAATTTAAAAAAAAATTGAAATAATTAAATACAAATGGAATTCCAGCAAAATACAATGACATCTGAAACATCTAATATGGAAGAATTTAATAAGTTGTCTGATAAGTGGACACTTTGGGCACATTTACCTCATAATACCGATTGGAGTATTAAGAGTTATATACCAATTTCAACATTTACCACTGCTGAAGAAACCATAGCAGTAACGGAGACATTGCCGCCTATTTTAGTAGAAAATTGTATGTTATTTATGATGCGGGAAGGTATCAAGCCGACGTGGGAAGACCCAAAAAATCGAAATGGAGGATGCTTTTCATACAAAGTTTCTAATAAAAATGTTTCCAAAGTTTGGAAAGAACTGACTTATGTTGTTGTAGGCAATTCAGTTAGTAAACAAATGTCATATGTTAATTGTGTAACTGGGATTACCATTTCTCCTAAGAAAAATTTCTGTATAATAAAAATTTGGATGTCTGATTGTACGAATCAGAATCCTGCGGTTGTTACATTAGACCTTAAAGGGTTATCACCTCAGGGTTGTTTATTTAAAAAGCATACACCTGAATATTAAATATTAAATATTTAAACTTTTAAAATAAATAATTAAAAATATAAATATAAAATACCTATTTAAAAATTTGTTTGAATAATAAAATATAATGAAATATCCATATATTATATTTTATAGATTAGAAAAATTCGCAAATATTGATAGTTTTTTTATTATCAATAATGAAAAGCTTGACTGTTCTATTTTTTTTACAAGCGATAAAGAAGACCTAAACAAACTTTTTGATTCCAATTACCAAATATTAATTACATATGGTGATAATGAAGGCGAATATATACCAAACGTTAACTCTGTAATAGCGGATAGAATACACAATAGATGGATTCATTTTAAAGAAATACCAGAAATTAGTGAATTTAATAGAGCAGTCAATTATTGTTTTATACATAATTGTACTTATGAGAGAGAACTTGTTCGACCTATTTTTTCCGTTTTCACACCAACATATAACTCCTACCATAAAATTGAAAGAGCATATAATAGTTTAAAAGCTCAAACGCTGAAGGATTGGGAATTCGTAATTATTGACGATTCTCCAGATGACGACCATTTTGATTTTTTAAGAAAATTAATGATAAATGATTCAAGAGTTAGACTTTATAGAAAAAGCGAAAATAATGGCAATATTGGAAATGTAAAAAACGAAGCAGTTGGTTTGTGCAGAGGAAAATATGTCTTGGAGTTTGACCACGACGACGTAATTTTACCATTTGTTTTAAACGATGCGGCTACATATTTTGACACCAATCCTGATGTAGGTTTTATTTATATGGATTGTATTGCATTATATGAAAATGGCAATAATCATTTTTTTGGAGATTTTATTTGTAAGGGTTATGGAAGTTATTATTGCCAAAAATATAACGGTAAGTGGGTTTATGTTTATAATACTCCAAATATAAATAATATCACATTGAGTCATCTTGTTTGTTGTCCAAACCATCCAAGAATTTGGAGAAAATCGACATTATTAGAAGCAGGAAATTATTGTGAGTTTTTACCTATTTGTGACGATTATGAAATAATACTTCGCACTGCTGTAACCACAAAAATTGCCAAAATACATAAGTTTGGATATATACAATATATGAATGACAATAACAATAATTTTTCGCTAATCAGAAACGGAGAAATAAATCGAATTGGTCCCAATTATATTAGCCCAATATTTTATGAAAAATTTAAAATTCAAGAACATATGAAAACTCTCGATGCGCACGAGGATGAAGAGTATATTTATAATAGTAGTAAAATTTGGAAGAGAGAAGATTCATATGAACATAAATATTGCAATAAAGTAGTGAATGTGGATTATGACAAACAATATTGTATAGTTGGACTTGACAGTTTAAGTATGAATATAGAGAAAATTACTTCTCTCTATGAAAATTCTAGAAATGATTTTTTCTTGATTGAAAATAAATGTAATATTGAACAATTACATTATATTTTAGATAGATATGGATTTTCAAGATTTAAATGTTATACATTAATGGATGAAACACCTGAAGTGCTAATTAAATATTTTACAATTAAATACAAATCATGCGAAAACTATGAGATTATTAATAATTATATATATAAACCAAAATATAATACGAATTTTTCACAAAGACACGAAGTAATTAATTCTGTTAGCAGTCAAGATGACAAATATTTGGAAATAGGTGTAGAAACTGGATATACATTTAACAACGTTCAGATGCAAAATAAAGTAGGCGTTGACCCTTCGCCACAATTTGAATCTGAAAAATTGGTTCTTAAAACATCAGATGATTACTTTGAAAATTTAGACCCAAACAACAATGCTAAATTTGATATAATTTTT